AAGGAAGCGGCTCAACTCGGTCAAATCGGACAACAGCAAGCGGCTGCTGGGCAGACACTACAACAGGCTAGACAAGGCTTTGGTGGATTCCTGACAGGGTTGGGCACACAGGCCCAACAAGCTACAGCCGCTGACGTTTCACAGTTGACGGGAATCGGTGCTCAACAGCAGCAGCAGCGACAGCGAGAGCTAGACGCTCAAAGAGCGGGACTGTTACAGGCACAACAAGCTCCACTGGCCCAGTACCAAGCGTTGATGCCGTTTGTACAGATGGCTCCCTCTGGGTTTAGTCAGACTCAAACGTCGTTCACACCTACGCCTAGCGCGTTACAGGCTGGTTTAGGCACAGGTCTATCGACTTTGGGTGCTTTGGGTAACTTCTACGGACAGCCTGCGAGTCCCAGTTAATGGCCATATCGAGAGCGCAAATGGAAGAGCAGTTGAAAGGATTTGAGAACGGTGGCTTGGCGAGTGTCGATCTTTTTGAGGATTTTACTTCTGGCACAGATCTGAAGCCGTTGGATATGACGCAGTTTGAGGAAGACGACGACCCCATCGCTCGACTGGAAGCTGCTATTACAGAAGCTTTGAAGGCTGATCAGGCGAAACGAGACGCTGAAGTCGCGGACAAAACTAAAACATTCAGCACCCGCTATGACGACTACGTTAGCAAGCTGACTCCTTTGTTCAGCACGCCACAAAAACCAACTCTTTTCGACTTAGCGAGCGATGTCGGTGCTGCGATGTTGTCAGCAGACCCGACGGCTGGCGCTTTCAGATCTGCTGGTGCGGGTTTTGCTGCCTTTAATGAACGATTAAAAAAGTCACGAGAAGACAAGAGAGCAATCGACCAATCAGTTGCGTTGAAAGCTTTTGAACTTGCCCAAGCTGACGAAGCGGCAGCGCAGGATTATTTGAACAAGCGTGATTTGAAGCGCCTTGAGTTAGACGCTAAACCTTTCGATCCCCTCGTTTACGAAATCGACGAGATAGATAACGAAGGAAAGGTAATCGGCAAGAAGCAGGTGCGCGTCGATCCCAGAAACAAGATCGAGGTGATGGCGATAGAGGCCAACCCAAGCGCAAGACTCATCAGAACTCCGCAAAGCAGCGTAACGACCACGGTCGAAGCTGCCAGGACGCCGACTAGATTTGACGAGGAGAGCGGAAAAGCCTTCGCAAAACTTGAGTCAGACATATTCAAAGCGGCGGAAGACGCGGCTAATCAGAACCAATTGACCACTATGTTTCTAAACGTAATCCAAGAGCTGGGTCCGGAAAATTTTGGGACGCTTGAAAGTCTAACCTTGCAACCTAGAAAAATTTTGTCGGATATGGGTTTGTTCAAAGAAGAGGACGGTATTTTCTCACTTCAGGAATTGTCGAACACTCTAGGTACGCGTATTGCCATGGGCTTGGTCGGACAAACTAAGGGTGCGATCACCGAAATGGAAATGCGGCTATTCATCGCCGCATCGCCTGGCCTGGCGTCAACTTACGACGGCGCACTTGAGCAAGCCAGTATCTTGCAGCGCATGGCAACTCGAAACGTAGAAATACAACGGGAATACAGTCGTGCAATTCAGAACGGTCTCTTCGATGGCCTGGAAACAGATGCCGACAAGCTCCGTCAAGCTCGTGCTTGGATTACTAATTGGAGATTAGAACACCCTTTTTTCGATGCGAAAGAACTACGAAATTTACGGGATTTGGCGGACAAGCAACCGGCCGCTGCGAAGGCTTTCGGCCAAGATTTCTTGAACAAGCTATATGGTAAGGGGGATTCAGCTCCCAGCGAGCAAATGGCCGACGACGATGAAGAAATGACTACGGACTTTAGCTAGATGGCAGAATCCAACAAAGCGACCAAACAAATAACGTATATGGGAATCTCGTATACGGTCGGCGCAGATGACACTTTGGAAGACCTTCTGAAAAAGCCTGGGTTCAAGGCTGCTCATGCTGAAAACATGAAAATACAAGCCCGTAGATTGATTACGCCATCACCAGAGGATCGTCTCAAGAAAAAAGAAGAGGATGAAAAATCTGGGTTTTTGACAGCTTTATTGGCGGGTATGTCGAATGATCAAGCATACCAAATGGCTTGGTTGGCGCGGCGTAGGTTCCCTGGTGTATTAGAAAGAGACGGCATCGATCCGGTCGAGTTTTACTTTGTTGATGAAGACGAGGACATCGCTTACGTTGACCCCAATACTGGTCGTGTCGTCAAAGAATTCAAAGAGGGGATGTTGAGCGACTCAGAGAGAACTTACCTGAATCCGCTACCCCAGTACGATGTAATGGACACAGCGGGAATGGTTGGTCCTACGTTCCAGTTCATCTCAGAAGCAGGTCTGGGAACTGCTGGTATGACGGCTGGTGCATTTACTCTCGGTTTACCCGGCGCTTTTGTCGGTGGAGGCGCAGGGACGGGATTAGGTGGCACTATAGCAAACGCAGGGCGATTAGGTATATCTGCTGCTTTTGATGGACCTCCCCTGAACGTCGCTCAGGCCAAAAAGGATCTCATGATCGCTGCTGGATTCGGAGCCGTCCCCTTTGGCTCATTCGGCGCAAAAGGTTTGGCTCAAACGCTTGGCAGTGTGAAGTCTAAATTTGTCGGTGACGATGGGCTGACTGCGTTGCAAACCATTATGCGAGAAGGTGGCAAGACCGCAGACGAAAAAATTGATTTCGCCCAAGACAGGTTCGGGATCGTGCTCACTCGCGGCGAGGCAGAAGGAATCATCAATAACACAGCTCAACTGCAACGATATTTACAGATGCAGCCGGGGTCACAAAAATTATGGGACTTCTACCATAATCGGGCGTTACAGGTAGAAGAGGCTGCTGATGAGTTTTTTGACCAGATTCTACGCGGAGATTTTCTCACCAAATTGAAGCGGGGCCGTCTCAGCGGCAAAACCGGCTTTGAGTTTGAGGACGATTTGGCCGAAGCGTCTAACCGAGTTTTAGAAAAACTAGCAGCAAAAAGACAGGAGCGAGCGGACAAGATTTATAAAAACGCCTACGAGCTTGAATTAGAAATCGATGTGAGTGATATCGCTCGACAACTACAGTTCGATCTATCTGATCCAAACTTGAGGGGTAAGGCTCGCAGTGTTAAACAAGAACTTTTAGATTCTTTAACGGATTTTTCTGGCCTGTCAAAAAACCAACTGGTTACCAACGAAGGCACGTTGGCGCTGAAAGACAACACTCAGATGTTGCATAACGCCCTCAAAAATGATTTCAGGCCGCTGATTGAAGGCTTGACCAAAGACGGCCAAAGATCGTTGAAAAGAGAGGTTAGCCAGATTCGGGCAAAGATTTCTGAACGAATGAAAGGGCTAAACCCCGAGTATAAACGCGCAACAGAAGTTTACGATCCTTCAAAAGGCCATTTGCAAGCGTTGGAAGCAAGCATCGTGACCAACTTCGCTAAAGCAGCAAGCATAGGTGGCGAAACAGCGATGCGTCTAACCGACAAGTTGTTCAGCGGAAAAGCTAAACCGAAAGACATCAAGATGTTGCGGCGTCTTATTGAGACTGAAGACCCACAGGTCTGGCAGAACATGAAAGGCAACTGGCTTCGCACGCAGCTAGATGACGCGATTGGTACAACAACAAACCCGCTTGGTGCCACTAATTCGTTTTTGCGCCGTATAGGGTTTTCCGGTCGTCCACGTCAGAGCTTCAACGAATTTTTGAGAGACAATCCGCAGATCACTAAGCGACAAGTGGAGTCCGGTGAAGCGTCGAAAATTTTCCGCGAGCAATCTGCTGAAAACCTAAAATTGCGCGGTAAAAAAGCACAGGCGTTGAAGGCGATTATGGACCCGGAGGAGCTGCAAAACTTTGTGGACCTGGTGGAGCTGATGCAGGCCACAAGTTTCATTGCGACCAAAAGCGGCTCGCCGACACAACCGTTGACTGTCATACAACGGGCCTTGGAAAAAGAAACTAGCGGCATGGGCCGAGTGGCTCAAAACGCCTTGCGTGCAGTATTTGAAATACCCCAGCGCCTGTTGGTTCGAGGCTTTGATGACATGGCAAGGGCTACGCTCACATTCCAAAGGGAGGCTTACGAGGATCAATTAATTCAGGCTTTGATCGATCCTGCGTTTGCAAAAGAACTCGCCGATTCGATCAACAAGGTCAAGCCCTTGGTTTATTTCACCACTCAAGCCGTAGCGCGAGGCGGTGGGGAGGTGTTTGAGAATCTTACAGAGGGTGATTTCGGTCCTGGCCCTACTGCTGCCGGGATGGTGCGAGGATCAGAGGGAGAGCGGACTATTGAACGCGCTCGTGAGGCTGCTCGAATTATGGATGAAGAAAACGAACCAGAACCAGTCGCTCCACCTCAGTCCAGCGCGTTACCTAGCCCGTTAGAATTGGATATTTTCGATCCACTACCCGTTACACCAGCAACACCAACGGGTGACCCGTCGTTGCTTGGACCGACAGTGCTGCCTCGTGCGGCGGACAGAGAAATCGCTGCACGCCGGTCGGGGATAGCTGGACTGGTTTAGACGATTTCTGGTTCGATGTCTGAGGAGCTAGCGACAATCATCGCGCCAGCGACATTGTAATCGAAGTCATAGCCCATCAGCATTTGACCGTCCAAGTCGATCATCAGATTGCGACTCATGAGACGCATCAGTGCAGCTTGTTGATGCAGGGTCATGCGTGCAAACAACTCCAGCACCTCAGTCGCTTCCAAAACTGGTCTGTAACTAGATGGAACCGCCGTTTGTTTTTTGAATAGTTTCATGGTCGGCTACGTTGGTTTTCGTTTTTGATAAGTTTTTGTTCTTTAGTGATGAGGCGTTTTAGTGCCTCAATCTTAGTCCAACCACGCTCGTCACAAATATTCTGAAGGACTTGGAACGTCTCATCGTCAACCGCTAGGTTTCGTCGTGGGCTACGACCTTGTCCGTTCATTTTTTTGGATATTTCTGTTTGTTCCATTGGTCAAATCTCTGCTGATTTGTGGTAAATTGTATGCTTGTTTGCAACAGTACGCAACTCTATGTATCAGTTGAAAAACTACATGCTGTCCATGCAAAGTCATTGGATGATCAATCAACCCCTGTACACGTCGGTGCAAGAGACTCTGCCTGAGATTGCAAGATACCGTGCTCAGCAAGGTCGTGAGGATCTACGACGGTTACCCGTCATGGATCACGTCAAAAAAAGTTTTGATGGAGTATATAAGGTGCCGCTTTTCCGCCGCCAGTTCTGCAAGATGCTAGTAGAAGAAATCGACCACATGAAGCAGGAAATACCGTTTGAGCCAAACGATGCCGAGGACGAACTGCGACAGATCCCTGAAATCGTGTTACGTGAGCATGTACCAGAGCTATATAGATCAATGTGGTTTGTCGTTCAAAACGTCTTGAATCCAATTTTCTGGGCACTGTACCAGCGCAATTGTGCGGATATTGCGTCGATCCAGATTGCCAACTACAACATCAAAGACAAAAAGCAGGGCGCTTGGCATCACGACCACTCGTCCGATATCTCAGTCGTTGTGCCGCTAAACACCAACGATTACAAAGGCGGAGGCACTGAGTTCCACAATTATGGCGTGCTGAACCCGCTGCCAACCGGGCACGCGCTAATCTTTCCCAGCTTCACCAACTTGCATAGAGGACTGCCAGTAGAGTCTGGTGACCGCTACCTGCTGGTGTTCTGGCTTTACGATCAGCAAAGGATTGTTGAGAACATGGAGCTTTGGTCCCAGTAAAATAGTTATAAAAAGTTGCAACTCGTTGTAGACATGGGGGTCAGTTTTTGGCATTATATCTGTGTCGGGCGATGAGGCTCGACGCAGACGGAGAAGATGATGCACAAGATTTTAGAAACCAAAAGCCTCTTGAACGGTGGGTACATTGAACTCACCAGAATCCGCAAGACCTTCAGAACCGAGTTGGTTGAAGAGGACGGATATAAAATTGTTCGGAATCACAGATGCTTAGACGGCGCTCTCAAGCGAATATCTAAGTTTCATCATAACCCGCGACCGTTCACACGAGAGGTCGCTTCTTCCAACTGACGAGCTGGGCGGGTGGTTCCCGCCCCGAAACCGAAAGGTCTTGGAAAACCAATTGAGGAAAAGATGATGACAACATCCTTGCAAGAAGCAGCGAAGCATTTTGTTGAAGCTCACAAACCGAAGTGCATAGACATCGACCACATCGAAGACGGGTACGGCTCTGTTGTTGGTTACCTGCAATGCGAAAGCCAACCACATGGAGACCTTGGTGGCCGAATCATAACGGTTGCCGATTGGGAGTCTAGGAAGGGCTACAACGAAGACATTTTTTGGTACGAAGACGTTTGGCAGATTTCTTACTATCGATTGCCGTTCGCGGATCGTGTGACCAGAGAAGACCACACCCCAGAAATAGAGTTTGATCCTCACTATGATTTCACCATTGATCGAGTTATCGAACTCAAAAACTTTGGATACCACGATATAACGGTGGACGAAGTGAAAGAGGGCGTGATTACCGAATCAATCGATTTAGAAGGCTATTTTTCGTAACCTTTTTCGTTTAACACTAGTAACAACTAGTAGTAGACACGGGACCAATGTTTTGCGATAATTTCTTTGTCGGGTAATGGTGCTCGACAAAAACGGAGAAGATGATGACCAAATACTACGCAATCGATCAAGGCTACCGCTATTCTGAAAACACAGCTAAGTATGGCTTTGGCGACTACCCCGCAAATCTTTTGTGCTTCCTCGGAGCTGTTGAGGCGGCATCTCGCAAAGAGGCAATATCTAAAATCAAAAAGATCCACAAGCAGGCATCTGGATACAAGGTTTATTTTACTGGTATCAACGGCGCTTGGATTATGGAAGAGGATGATCTTGGCTCATTCCGTAATGTTGTCGAAGAGGAAGCTGACAGCCGACTACCTGAATCAGCGAAGGCTCGACACAAGGTTGGGCAAGAAACTCTTAAACAACTGACGGAGGTCGCGTAAGCGGCCCAAACTTGGAGGCGATGATGAGTGTGAATAACGAAACACAGGATTTCGATGCTGAAATCAAAGCTTGGGGTGACAAGAATACTTGGTTTACCAACCCCCAGACAGATTTGGAATTGGAAATGTACAAAGATGCCGTTTTCCTACATGGCGTCGTAAGCAAAAAACTGGGCAAACCTGCTAATTCAAAAGCTGTCGATGAATATTTATCTTTCATCGACAAAGAAATGCGCGAAGCTTATCCCGAATACCAATGGAGGAGTTAAGCTATTGGATCAAGAATCAATTTACTGGTCGAAATGGAGAGAGTCTTATTGCGACGGCGAGACGCCCTCTCCCAAAACACACATTTTGAGCGATGACGGCAACACAACACTTTGCGGCAAAGACATACCAAGCGTCACTGACGTGTATCAGGTGAGCATAATGGATATCGAGTTTGCCAATTGCAAAGCTTGCAAATCCCTAAACCACAACGCCGCGTAAGCGGCCCAAGGAGAAGATGATGAAAACAGAAGACCTATTGGAAATCGCAAACTCACTCAGTAATGACGACCTGTGTCACTTGATCAACATGGTGTCTGACCGCTTGTTCGTTTTCTACGGCGTGCATGACAAAATGCAGCAAAGCTCGAACGTGACTTTTGCGTGCTTGAACGGGGCATGTGTGCAGATTAATACTGAATCCTCAGATCAAGATGATGCGTTCTCACATGAATCTTTGGGCTGTTGCGAAGACGACGGGGAGGACGTTTCCAAGATCGAATGCCACTAATCGGCGTCTTTAAGCTTCCTCATGCGCTCAGCATACTCGCTGAGCGTTTCCCCTTCCCCAAACTTTTTCTCCCACCATATCGCCCAAGAATATTTGCCTGACGGGACGGGCTGTCGGCGCTTTCGCCAAGCCATCCGCGCTGCGTGTAGCTTCAGTTCTTCTGCCCACTGCTTCTCCTGGTCAATAGAGTTCATCAGCGGTGAACTCTACAGGGTCTTTCAGGCCATAGGGTTTCAGATCATTACGACCGCGTGCATCCATACCCAACGCCAGTGCCTGCTCATTGCGAGCATGGCCATACTGAATGGCTTCGTCGCTCAACGTGTACACGCCAAAGGGATACGGGTGCATTTTCTCCTGCGCCAGAAAGTAAAACTTTTCTGCTGGCAGACCCACAAACTCGCACGCAGCAAGATAAAACGCAGCCTGCTGATAATACTTGAACGTGTTAATCGCAGCCCTAAAGCCACGCGGTGAGGCGTCTCGACACGTCTTGAGATCCCACACGTCAGTGCCCGTATACCAATCGAGCTTCGCTTTACACGGCTGACCGCACCAGTTGAACACCAACGTCAACTCTACCCGGTGATCAGCGGTAGGGATGTAATCGGACAAAACAGCACGCCGTTCCATGCACAGGTCATACAAATCTTGCTTACAGGGTGTACGGTCGCCCAAGTCTTCTAGCCATTCCGCATACTCCGCTTTCCCAGCCTTGGTTCGCCGGTCTACTGGCGGCTCAATAGCGAATTCGTCGAGGAACTTGTGGTGCTCCAAAAACACAGTGTGCTGCACGCGCCCCTCTAAGAGCGCAGGCGACTCTTTCATCTCGCGTTGGTGCTTCCATGTAAAGGGACACTTGATCAACGTAGTCAGGTCGTGTGAGCGCCAGGCCGGTATGCTGGCATAGGTTGGGTAGTCGAGATCCTCATATATACCGGGCTTGAATTCCATATCACACTCCACACATCCCGTCACATTCATCACCAAAGTCCATCATAATCTGATTCGATGCTGGGTCAGCTAGGTCTGCTTCACCCATGATTTTCTTTGGCAAGTTGGTCATTTAACACAATCCACGCCTTGGCAGCTGTATGTGGCACTACTCCGTTCCCCAGAAGCCTAAGTCTGTCCACCCTAAAGGCAGCCCCATTAACCACTCGACCCACGTTGGGTTCAGTTGCCCAGCTGACTGGCTCTGGTTGTCCGTGTGCTGTACTGCCACGTCGAGCGTGTCCTTGCTGACCTTGCCGTTCCTGATCCTGCCCCCCTGATACCCGCCCTTGTGATCCCTGGCTGCTGGCGTCGGCCACATCTGAGCCGCAATCGCCAAATTGTCTGGAATCTTTTTGTTCTTCGACTTGGGGTCTGTTTTTCTTTCCATCCTCGCCTTCCAAGTCTCGTATGATTGTTCGGGCATCATTGCCTGTGGCGTCGGCCACATCACCTGCTCGATCAACCCCCGCTGGCTGGTGGTTCCGTCTTTGTTCTTCGCCCTCACCGTTCCATTCTTTGTTTGATAAAGATCGCCCCCTCGTATTGGTTTCCCGTCCGTCGCAGTTGGCGTCACCCAATATGTAAACTCGCTGTCGCTGGCTGTCGGTGTTGGCCATTGCACCTGATTGACCAATAGGTCTCGTTTGCCATTTTTCGACTGATTTAGTCCACTGTGTTTCGAGTCCTGCACCATCGGCGTAAGCCAAGATGTAGACCCGCTTTCTCTGGTGAGGTGCGCCAACTTCAGACGCGCTGAATATTCCCCACGTCGTTTGGTAACCAAGTCTTTCCAGATCATCGATGACCTGTCTGAGTCCAAGGCTGATGTGTCCTTCGACGTTCTCGAAGAAGCATCGAACAGGTCTAATTGTTCGTATGTGGTCGTAGATGTATGGCCAGAGGTGTCTGGGGTCTTCGACGCCTTTGCGCAGCCCAGCGGCGCTGAACGGCTGGCAGGGATAACCGCCAGTGAGGACATCAACTCGGTCTCGAAAGCAGTGTGCTGGCAGGGTTTTAAGATCCGTCCACACAGGTGCCGAAACCAGCTGTCCCGCTTCCATCTTTGCGACCAGGTTCGCAGCTGCGAAGGCTTCGATCTCCACATGAGCGACTGTTCGATGTTCAAACCCGGCAAGCTCAAGTCCTCGCTCGATGCCACCGTATCCAGTGCAGAGACTGAGGACGGTTGGTAGTTCTTGGGTACAATCCACATCAGACACCACACATCCCGTCACACTCGTCACCAAAGGCCATAACGCTGGACTGAACCCCTGCACCTAAACTAATTATCGTGAGCATCTACTTCTCCGAATTAGTCCCGCCTTCGGCCACGCGGACGGGAACGCGCTCAGGATCGAAATGACAACGATCTGGCCTAATTAGTCCCGCCTGTTAGTCACGCGGACGGGCACGCGCTGGAGGGCGTGATGAAGACCCTGACTAATCACAAGCCGACGATAATTCCAGCGAGGAAGCCTACGACGGAAACTAGAATCATCGCCCAACTCGTGAATCTTGGAACGCTCAACCAATCCATTCCCTCAACCTGATTGATCCTTTCGAGGATCATCTCCTCGCGAGTAACGGAGGTACCAAATAGCTTTGCTCGAATCCTCATGCTTTTCACCTTTTTTCCCTAATCGCCAAATATATTTGAAAGCCGCTATTTCAGCGTACTCCTCCACACGTTTTTTCCCAAACGCAGAAACCATCGCGTCAATGCACTCAATTTCTCCAGAAGCATAGTGCGCTGGGCTGTTGACCATATCTGGTTTCTTGCGCGGTTTGGCTCGCTCAGCCATCAGAACGGAATGTCGTCTTCAAAGTCTTCTACCGCCTCTTCAACGGTTGGTGTGGTTGCCGGCGCTTTGCTCATCGCAATCTGCATCTCAACGCACGGTTCGACCTGCTCTTTATTCGGCTCGTCACAACCCGCGATTTTCCATTTTACAAAAAAAGGCAGTTCCTCAAAAATGTCACACGCCCTTTTGCTACGCTCGCTTGACTTGCCGATAAACTCGTCAATGTAATCTTCAATCTCTTTCTTCC